GAACTCTGCTGCTGGTCTAGCATCGCGTCCGGTTCGTATCGTCCTCTGCGATGAGGTGGATCGATACCCGTCAAGCGCCGGGTCAGAAGGCGATCCGATCCGGCTGGCTGCGAAACGTGCGACGACGTTCTGGAATGCCAAGCTGGTGACGGTATCGACGCCGACGATCAAGAACGCATCTCGCATTGAAGCGGAATGGCTCGACAGCGATCAGCGTGAATACTACGTCAAATGCCCTCATTGCGAATCATCGCAGACGCTAAAATGGAAAAATGTGCATTGGGAAGAAGGCAAGGCGCAGACAGCGTGCTATGTTTGTCAGGATTGCGGGGTTGCGTGGACTGATGCGGATCGCTTCAAGGCGATAAAGGCGGGTGAATGGATCGCAACGCAGCCCGATAGTGGTATCGCGGGGTTCAGGCTTTCGGGTTTATACAGCCCGTGGGTGCCTCTGGCTGACGCGGTGCGCGACTTTTTAGAAGCGAAGAAGTTACCTGAGACATTGCGCGTCTGGGTGAATACCTATCTAGGCGAGACATGGGAGGAAGAAGGAGAAGGGATTGAACAAAACAAAATTTCGTCGCATCGCGAGGACTACGAAAATGTACCTGATGCTGTGCATCTTCTTACCTGCGGAGTTGACGTGCAAGATGCCCATCTTGAGGTGGAAGTTTTGGGTCACGGGCGCGATGAGGAAACTTGGTCAATCGATCACGCAATTATTTATGGTGATCCTTCTACCCCTGCGCTATGGGCTGATCTTGATGCTTATCTGTCGCAAGCATTTGAAAAAGATGATGGAACGAATATCGGGATACGATGTACCTGCATCGATTCAGGTGGTCATTATACGCAAGCGGTGTACAATTTCGTTCGCCCGCGTGAAAGCAGACGTATATTCGCGATTAAAGGCGTTGGTGGCGAGGGCAGGGCGATAGTCGGTCGCCCATCGAGGAATAATATCGGCAAAATAAGGCTGTTCCCCGTCGGCGTTGATACATGCAAGGAATTGATATATTCTAGGCTCAGGATTAATGATCCGGGTCCGGGCTATTGTCACTTTCCAGCACGTTATGATGACGAGTATTTTGAACAGCTAACCGCAGAGCAGATTGTTACTCGGTTCAGCAAGGGGTTCAGAAAGCGGGAATGGAAAAAAGTGCGGGCGCGAAATGAAGCACTCGATTTAAGGGTTTACGCGATTGCGGCATATGCGCTTTTGAATACGAATATCAACGCGCTGATCGACCGCAAGCAAAGACAAGTCGAGGAAGCGCCGAAAAGGATACAACGCCGGGTGCGACAAAATAATTTCGCGACCGGATGGAAATAGGTGACAGATGGCTAATCTTTTCGATGCTGCGAATTCTCCGATTGAGGAACCACAAGAAATCGTCGTGGGCGATTACCTACAATGGCGGCGCATCGATCTTGGGACCGATTACAATAACACTCTTTTCACAGCTACATATATCGCTCGGATTCGCGGCGGTGGTAATAGCGAGATTCAGATTGCTGGCATAGCATATGAAGATGATTATATTTTTACCGTCCCATCTGCAACCAGCGCATTATACGAAGATGGTGTTTACCATTGGCAGCTTGAGATGGTGCGGGATAGCGATAGCAATCGCATCGTTATTGATCGCGGCGAATGGAAGATTATACCTGATCTCGATGTAAACGCATCTGACCCGCGCAATCACGCTGAAATAATGATCGACAAAATCGAGACGGTGCTACAGGGTCGTGCCGATGCCGATGTTCTTTCCTACTCGATTAACGGGCGCTCGCTTTCGAAAATGGCACCGACAGAACTTGTTGAATGGCGCGACTATTACAAGCGCGAGTTAATCATGCACCATCGCAAATCGCGAGCGCATCGAAATAAGCCGACCGGCGCAACGATGGTTGTGAGGTTCTAATATGGGTATTTTTGATTTCGTTCGTCGCAGTAAAGATGATGACAAGCCGCAGAAATTACGTCGGCGCTCTTATGCCGGTGCTCGCGGCGGTCGGCTGTTCTCCGATTTCATATCATCGTCAAATTCCGCTGACACGGAAATGCGATTCAATCTTGAAGTGCTGCGGAATCGCTCGCGTGAAATGGTGCGCGATAATGAATTTGCCAAGCGATATATGAACCTGCTCAAAACCAATGTCGTCGGCGAGCAAGGATTTCAGTTACAGCTTAAAGCTCGGAACTCTGACGGCACGCTGGACGCGGCTGGCAATACGATCATTGAAAATGCTTTCAAGCAATGGGGCAGACTCGGAAATCCGACGGCTGATGGGCGTATGTCATGGCTTGATTGTCAGAAATTTGTGATGGAAAGCATGGCGCGTGATGGCGAAGTGTTTGTCAAAAAGCTGCGCGGCAATAAATATCACGACGGATTTGGCGTGCAGTTTCTTGAAGCCGATCTAATCGACGAGAAAAAGAACGAAACGCTGCCAAATGGCAATGAAATCCGAATGGGCATTGAAATGGACAAGGCACATCGCCCTGTCGCGTATCATGTGCTGAAGGTGCATCCCGGCGATAGATATTATTATAGCTCACAGTCGCAGAAGCATGTTCGCGTTCTCGCTGAAGAAATGATGCACATCTACATGCCGATCCGCACGCATCAGGCACGCGGCGAGCCGTTCATGGCATCGGCGATGTCGGCAATGAAGCATTTACAAGCGTATCGCGAAGCTGAAGTTATCGCAGCGCGTATTGCCGCGTCCAAGATGGGTATTTTGACATCGCCGGGTGGGCAGGAATACATAGGCGATGACGTGCATGAGGATTATATGCCTGTGATCGATGTCGAACCGGGCAGCTTTCACCAGTTACCTTCTGGATATGGCATGGAGATGTTCGATCCGAAGCATCCGACGACCGGCTTTGGGGAATTTGAATCGGCAATGCTGCGCGGCGTTGCATCTGGTTTGAACGTTTCATATGCCGCGCTGTCGAGTGATCTGAGCAGCGTAAATTATTCGTCGATTCGGCAGGGTGCGCTGGATGAGCGCGACGGATACCGCAGCTTGCAGATGTTTATGATACAGCACTTCGTTGAGCCTGTTTTCCGCGAATGGCTTTCGAGCGCGATGGACTTCGGCGCGATCCCGATTCCGGCGACTAAATTCGAGAAATTCATAGACAACACGCATTTTCGGGGTCGCGGCTGGAACTGGGTTGATCCGCTGAAAGAAATGAACGCGGCGGTCGTCGGTCTGAATAACGGAATACTGTCGATGCAGGATGTCGCAGCGCATTATGGGCGCGATGCCGAAGAGACATTCAACCAGATCAGCCGCGACAAGGAACTCGCGGAGCAGTTCGGCTTGAAGATGGCATTTGAGCCGTTCGGCATGAAGACACCCGCAGAGGCGGATGTAACCGGAGGCGATGATGGCGACGTATAAGGGCGAAGAGATCGACCTGAAGCCGACCGAGGCAATGGCTGAAGAAGCGCAGCGCTTCAAGGATTGGCGAGCCGAAGGGCATAAAGGCGGCACGGATGTAGCTGTTGCGCGTGCAACGCAGCTAGTCAACCGGCAGGAACTATCGCCCGAAACGGTGCGCCGGATGCACTCTTTCTTTTCGCGGCATGAGGTCGACAAAGACGCCGAAGGATTTTCGCCCGGTGAGGAAGGCTATCCATCTCCGGGGCGCGTATCATGGGCTGCATGGGGCGGATCGCCCGGTCAGTCTTGGGCGCGTGGCAAGGTCGCATCGCTTGATAGGATCGACGAAGAGCGCACATGGCATGATGGCGAAAAGCGACCTTATCCTAGCGAACACGCCGCACGTATTACTGATCCAGCGAAATATGATGAATTCGCACGCGATGCCAATGCTGGAGGTGAGGGGATCGATTTTATTTATGGTATAATCGACGGCGAGAGCGAGATACAGGCCATCCGTTTTGATGCTGATCGCTTTACCGCTGCCAAAGCGCGTGAATGGCTCGCAGAAAATGACTTCGAGCCGATTAAGTTTGAGGAAGCAACCGGCGAAAGAGAGGCCGATATGGAAGACATTGAAGACATGGAACAGCGTCACGTTGTTGAAGTCGTCGAGGACGATGAAAGCGTGACCATTAAATTCGAAAAACATGACGAAGAAACAGCGCAAGAAGTCGTCGCCGAAGAACGCTTCGATCGCGCCGAAATGCAGATGCGTGCCTTCGATATGAACGGCGACAAGGTAATTGATGAAGATGCCCGCACAGTGCGCGTCGGCGTTTCTTCTGAACAGCCAGTTAAGCGCGAATTCGGCATGGAAGTCATCGATCATCGCGCTGGCAGTATGAACCTTGAATTTTTGAATAGTGGACGCGCTCCGCTCCTGCTCGATCACGATATGGAGCGGCAGATTGGCGTCGTGGAATCTGTGGAACTGGATGAAGATGCACGTCGTCTGCGTGCAATCGTTCGCTTTGGAAAAGGCGAGATGGCTTCTGAGGTCTTCACCGATGTGGTGGATAATATCCGCCAAAATATCAGCGTAGGTTATCGTATTGATGGCCGCGTTGAAGAAGAGAGCGATCCCGAAGAGTATTATCGGGTTCGCACTACACCAATGGAGATTTCAATCGTTTCAATTCCGGCAGATCAGTCAAATCTTGTCGGTGTCGGGCGGTCGAATCCCGAAACCCTATGTGCAACTGTCAAGACAAAAGGAGAATCTGAAATGTCTGACATCAATCTGGACGAGGTGCGGGCCGAGGCTGCTGCTGAAGCTGCCAAGACCGTACAGCGGAACGCAAAGGACATCATGTCTCTTGCCCGCAAACATAACAAAGCTGACCTTGGTGAAGAAGCAATTGGACGCGGCATTTCTATCGACGATTTCCGTGGCGAATTGCTAGAAGTAATCGGCAATGAGCCGCTCGAAACTCCGGCGCACGTTGTTGACGCTCCGGTGAAAGAGCAGCGGTCCTATTCGCTCGGCAAAATGATCCGGGCGCAGATGACCGGCGATTGGCGTGATGCCGGTCTGGAGCGTGAAATGCACGACGAGATCGCACTTCGCACCGGCAAACAGGCTGAAGGCTTCTACGTGCCTGACTTTGCTTTCCGTGCTGGCCCTATGTCTACGGCTGCAACCGGCGCTTCTGGCTCGGAGAACGTCACGGACAATTTCGTGCCGACGATTCATCGCGGTGATATGTTCATCGAGGCTCTGCGTGCAAAGCAGGTCATGGCCGCGCTGGGCGTCACCTACATGGGTGGTCTCACCAACCGCATCAAAATGCCGAAGATTGCAACGGGTGCCGCTGCTGGTTTCGTTGAGGAACTCGGCAACGTCACTGATCAGTCTCCGACGGACGCGGCTGTCACGCTTCAGCCCCGCACACTCGGCGCATATGCCGACATCAGCCGCTTGCTAATGAAGGAATCGGTGCCTGCAATCGATCAGGTTGTTCAGGATGATCTCCTGCGCTCGGTCGCTGACAAGATCGAATATTATGCGATTCAGGGCAGCGGTGCTTCAGGACAGCCTACCGGCATCCTGAATGACGGCAGCGTTGGAAACGTCGATATCTCGGCTGGTACTGACGTTGACTCGCTGACTTGGGCCGACATCACGAACATCGTGAAAACGGTTGAGGATGCGAACGGTGTCATCAATCAGGCAACGCTCGGCTGGCTGTCGAATCCGAAGGTCAAAGCGAAAATGGCAAATACTTCTCGCGTTGCCTCAACCGATAGCGTCATGCTGATGAACGATCCGTGGAGCAGCATCTATGGCTACCCGGCTGAGTTTACCAGCAACGTGCCGTCTGATCTCGATCCGGGTGATGGAGGTTCCGATGCTTCGGCTCTCATCTTCGGTGATTTCTCGCAGCTGATTGTGGGAATTTTTGGATCCCCGTCGATTTTGATCGATGAAACCACGGGCGGCCTCGCTGGCACGGTTCGCATCATCATCCATCAGGATGTTGATATCGCGCTCCGTAATGCGGTATCGTTCGCGAAAACCGACGAAGTATCAGTAGCGTAATCTTAGCGTATCGGGAGGGGCAGATGATCTGCCTCTCCCATTTTCTCTGTTGAGGATATCAAATGAAAATCAAGTTTCTCGAAAAGACGTTTATCGGCACTGGCGGAAATATCTTTACCGGCGAAGAGCGCGATATCGAGGATGTTCTTGCGCAGAAATTGATTGATCGCGGAGTTGCCGAAGAGGTTAAACGCGGTCGCAAAAAAATGAAATTGTCGGATCGCGCTGTTGCTTCCGACGATCTGGAAATTCCAGAGGCTGAATAATGGCTGTCGAATCCGCAGGTGATCGTGCAATATTTTTTAGCGTCGATGATTTCGGCGTTGCGGCGACATATACGCAGATCGGCGGCGGTGCGGTGACAGTCAATGGCATATTCGATCACGAATATTTTGCAGCTGATGCAGGTGGTTCGGTCGCGGTCGCAATCGAGCAGCCTCGATTTTTATGCCGTACAGCCGACGTTTCATCTGCTGCTGAAGGTGACGCACTCACGGTAAACGCGACCAATTATACGATCAAGGTCGTCGAGGATGACGGCACTGGCATCACCAATCTGGTGCTTGAGGAAGTCTAATGGCGCACGTTCGCAAGTCAATCCGCGACAATATTACGACGACGCTGACAGGATTGGCGACGACCGGATCAAATGTATTTCAGACGCGATTCTTCGCGCTGGCCGAGGCAAAATTACCGGCTCTCTGCATTTATTCCCGCACAGAGGCCAGCGAATACAGCACGATGACGGTGCCGCGCACGGTGTTGCACGAATGCGAATTCACTGTCGAAGCGTACGTCAAAGCGACATCCGGTGTAGAAGATACGATTGACGCAATCGGCGTTGAAGTCGCGGAGGCGCTTGCCGCAGATGTCACCCGAAGCAGCTTGGCAAAAGATACTCGGGTCACAGATTTTGCTGTGGATTTCAACGCAGAGGGCGATCAGCCGGTCGGCATTGCGACATTCACGGTTATCGTTGATTATGCTACAGTCGAAAATGACATGGAGGCCGCGATATGATAGAAATGATCTCGCCTGATGGCGACACGAAGATCAAGGCTCGCGAAGACAAGGTCGCGGAACTTGAGAGAAAAGGATGGCGTCGAGCCGATGCTGATCCTGTAATTGAGCAACCCGAATTCGAAGGAGACACAGATGGCTAATCATAAGGGAAGCGAAGGAACGGTCAAGGTCGGCTCTAATGCAGTCGCCGAAATCCGATCCTTTTCATTGGAAGAAACAGCAGACACGCTTGAAGATACAAGCATGGGCGATTCCGCTCGCACGTATCTTTCGAGCCTGACAAACTGGAGCGGCACTGTCGATGTATTCTGGGACGAGACTGATACATCAGGGCAGGGCGCATTAACTATCGGTGCAGAGGTCACGCTGAACCTTTATCCAGAAGGAGATGCGGCTGCTGACACATATTACACCGGCAGCGCAATCGTGACATCGCGATCTGTCTCCAGCAGCTTTGACGGAATGGTCGAAGCCAGCATCGGCGTGCAGGGCAACGGCGCTCTGACCGAAACTACGGTGTAATGAATGGGTCTCGCTGATAACATTCGGAACAATCGCTCCAAGGTTCGCACGAAAATCGTTGTGGCGTCTTGGGGCGATGATTCTGGTCCTGCAATCATCTATGCTTCTGCTTTGACTGCTGGCGATATCTCGAAAATTCAGAGAAAGCATAAGGACTTTCTGAACAATATGTCAATCGATGCGATGATCGATCTGATATTGTTGAAAGCGGAAACGCAAGATGGCGAAAAAGCATTTTCGCTTGAAGATAAGCCGCTTCTGATGCGTGAAAACTTAAACGTGATTTCTGATGTGGCTGGGCAGATGTTTGGCGATGTCGATAGCATCGAGGACATTGAAAAAAACTAAGAACCGATCCGCTGCGCCTGAATTTATTGGGTCTGGCGGATCGGCTTCACAAAACGCAAGCCGAAATCGAGGAATTGACGTTAGACGAATTCCACGAATGGATGGCATATTTTAAGGTGACGAGCGATGGCAAGTGAAAATCTAAGAATCAAAATCACAGCCATTGACAAAACCAAGCAGGCTTTCGCTTCTGTCAGAAATAGAATGGGCAGATTTAAAGTTGCTGTCACTGCCGCTGCCGCTGCCGCAGGACTTGCGCTGAATAAAACGGCAGGCAGCATTGATAATATCGCAAAGACATCTGCCCGATTAGGTCTGACAGCGCAGCAGTTGCAATCAATACAGTTCGCTGCGGGCCAGACCGGCGTTTCGGCTGAGGAATTAAACAAAGGACTGTCGAGATTTGCCAGAAACATATCCGAAGCCAACAGCGGAATAGGTACAGCGAAAACATCGTTTGAGACTCTAGGGATATCTTTGACGGATTCCAACGGGAAATTAAAAGATAACAATGACCTCTTCGAAGAAGTCACCGATGCTTTTCAGAACTTACAAAATCCTGCCGATAGAATACGAGTCGCTTACGACCTATTCGGTCGATCAGGTGAAAAGCTAGTAAACACCCTGTCTGCTGGTTCGGGCGGGATAAAAGAAATGCGTGGTCGTTTCACTGCGCTAACATTTGATTTGACGCAAAAACAAGCATCAGCAGTTGAAGCGGCAAATGATCGATTTAGCGAGCTAGGTGTTATACTCTCATCTATTGGTCAGCAAATTGCTGCCTTTATTATGCCAATATTTGCGAGGTTCGGGATTTTTTTAGTTAAAACATTTTTAAATGCTGTCAGTGTTGCTATTGAGGGAGCGAGGCGTCTGGCAAACAGCTTTGTTTTTGTTTACAACCATATTGCCGACGTTTTTAAACAAGAACCGATCAAACCACTTGAATTCGGAAAAGAAACACAGCTTGAAATAGATCAAATGATAGCGGCGCTAAATAAAGTTGTAGAAGCCGGAAAAAAAGCAAATAAAACTTTACCAGTCAATATTTACGGAGGCAAACGATGTGAAAACATAAAACAACAAACGAAAGAAATCACGGAATCGGTAAATATTACCCAAAGAGCTTTGCAACAACTGAAAGAAAAATCACAAGACACATTCGGCGCAATGCAAGACATCGGCGTTCGTGCGATGGGTAACCTCGAAGATTCCATTATGGGCGTCATCGACGGAACCAAATCCGCCAAAGAGGCTTTTTCTGATATGGCGAAATCTATACTGGACGATATCATAAGGATGCAGATCAAGAAAAACCTAACTGGCCCTCTTTCTGGACTTTTGGATAAAGCCCTCGGCACCATTTTATTCGATGACAGTTTGACCGTTAGTGACGCGGACGCCAGTGCCAT